TCATTGGTCGGGGTGACCCGTGACCCTTTGCTGTCTAATTTTTTTATTCTTATTACTGTCTATTGGATTATTGAATATTTCCATATCATATTTATCTTCATAGATTAGAATTCTATATACAAATATATTAATAACTTTCTTTTGTCGAATACTAGACATAGATTTTAAATCTTTAAATGAGTACATAAACTCTGAAATTTCTTCTCTAGTATAATCTACCCTATTTAGTTTTATCTCAGATTTGATTATTAAGTTTTCAACTTCTTTTTTCTCATCTTCTAATTTATCTAATTTTTCTTTTAAAGTGTTATTTCTGTAACCTGACATTAATAAATCTATTACTTTATCTATTTCATTATCTATAATTGTTAATTGTTTTTGATAGGATTTTAATAGATCAGGGATGCCTTCCTTTTTCTTGTTGGCATAGTTATATATCTTATCTATAGATTTTTCTATCATACTATCACAAAATACATGTTTATAAAGATGGTCTAGAACCATGTTTTCAATATCTTCTTTCTTAACTCCTTTTAGATCACATTGTTTAGTCCGTTTTTTATTATTGCATACATAATAGTAGTATCTTACTTTACTTTTGCTATCCACGGTACCATGTCCAGTCATAGAGGCTCCACATTTACCACAATAGATTTTACCACTTAAAAGATAGTTGACTTTAGCTTTATTTTGACCACCAATTCTTTTATTTTTTTTCATTCGCTCTTGCACTTTTAACCACAACTCCTTTTTAATAATTTGAGGGCAACCACCTTCTATGCGTACTATTTTAGGATTTTCTTTATGATTGTTGTACTTACCTGCAGCATTTTTGGCTCTTCGATTATATACATAAGTACCAATATACTTTTCCTGTCTTAGTATTTCATATAAACTATTTTTCCCAAAGGGTTTATTTTTCTTAGTCTTAAATCCATTGCTATTAAGCTCACTCAATATATCACCATAGGAATATCCATCTGAGTACATTTTATATATAATATTTACGGCTATAGCTTCATGTTTATTTATAACAAGTCTCCTATCAGGTCCTACATCAAATCCTAAAGGTGGAATTCCTCCATTGTGTACTGCAAGAACTGCGTTCTCATAATGTCCCTTTTTTACTTCTCTGGATAAATTGGCACTATAGTATTCTGCCATCCCTTCGAGGACGGATTCTAAAATAATACTCTCTGGGCTATCATCTAATCTCTCTAGTATAGATACAACTCTTACTCCATTGAGTTTTAACTGTCTTTTATAAAAGGCACTGTCATATCTATTTCTAGCAAAGCGGTCTAATTTATGAACTAGAACTGTATCAAATATTTGAGATTTACTGTCCTTGATCATCTTCAAAAATTCTTCTCTATCATCAGTTGTAGCTGATTGAGCCTCGTCTTTATAAATATTAATGATATTATATTGCTCTCTTTTAGCAAATTCTTTAATCGCTCTTATTTGAGCGGTAATAGATTCTTCTCTTTGATTGTCACTTGAATATCTAGCATAAATAACTGCATTTTTCATACTATCACCTCTTTAGTTTATTGGTGATTAATGGTATAATTAAGCTGTGTGAAGGCTTGAGATTATATCATTAATCTTAAGTTGCCCCTATGGTGTTATAGCACTATGGGGGATTTTTATTTTATCAACTCAACTGTAAATTGGTGCCATACTCTTTAAAAAAATATGCTAAAAGTTCTTTTTTATTGTCAAATAGGATGCTTTTGTCACTGTCTTTATAATTATATTTATTTGAATATTTACAGTATCTAATTGTATAAACTTTGGACCTTAGTTTATTATTATCATCTTTGTACTTTACGGTTTCATTTACTATTTGCTTAAATTCATATCTATTAACTTCTTGTCCATCTTTTAGAATTATAAATAACCCGTTATCTTTAATATATGCTATATCAAAATTTTCTTTTGGGTATATTCCGATGGAAAATCTACAATCATAACCTTCATTATAATAATCCAGTAGTCTTTCACTAGACATGAATCCAGTTAAATGAATTTTATCGTTGACAATATTAATAATTCCACTGTTTAACTCTTGAATTCTTTCTTGTAGTAACATTTTACGCCTCCTAACAAAGTTTCTTAAGGTTGTTTATTCATTGTTAATTAAATCATAAAATACATTTTCACTTAATATTTGTAGATCTTCTCCCTTTAAAATTAATTCTTCTGCTTTTTTCAATTTTGAACTTTTCCCATCTTTTACATTGGAGCTATAATCAAAGTTTCCAAGTATTAAGAAGTTTGTCTGCTTTGTTACACTATTTAGGCATTTACCACCAAGATTTACAACTAGTTGTGCTGCATCTTTGCGATTCATTTTTTCTAGCTTACCAGTAAATGTGCAATACTTACCAAACAATGGATGATCTTCATCAAAATTATCTGTATCTGCTTTTATATTTCTTAAGTCTGTATATTTATAGTTAGATTTAAGAAATAGACTATTTACATCGATATTGTTTTCATTAACATGGTTTGATAACTTCATAAAGCAATCGTATGTTATATAACAATCTCCAATAGCTCTATGATGATTTGAGGTATCAATGCCTAAATTTTGTGATATAGTTTTGAGTTTATGGTTTTTAAAGTCTGGGTAAATTTTTCTACTTAGCCTCATCAGATCTACAAAATCATTAGATAATCTATAATCCAATTCATCCATTAAATTGTCATATAAAAAATTAATGTCAAAATTTATATTATGACCTACCAAAATATTATCCTCTATAAAGTTTAGGAATTCTGGCAATACGTCTGCTATATCTGGAGCGGTAGTTAGCATGTCATTAGTTATTCCAGTTAACTCTGTTATAAATTCGCTTACATAGTATTCATTGTCATTTTCATCATAATAACAACTCCTAGGTTTAATAAGAGATTCGAATTTATCCACTATAATACCATTATTAATTTTTAAAGCTCCGATTTCTATGATCTCGTCATATTTAGTATCTAAACCTGTAGTTTCAATATCAATTACAGTAAAATTTAACGGTATTGTTGTTAAGCTTTTACCTTTGTTTCTTTTAGATGTTCTTTTAGAAGATTCATTCTTTAATATTTCAGTTGTTCCATCTGAATTGATAGTTATTGATATACCAAAGCTCATGTTAATCCTCCTTATTTGATCTCTCTATAAAATTAATTTTTTATAAATATTTAACTATAGATTCAGCCACCTTATTTGCCTCATTTTCAAAATATATATGCTGCATGTCTAATCCTATTATGTAACCCATATTTGGCAAATCATATGTAATATGTTTTATTTCATGTACAAAAGCTTTACATTGAGATGTATAGTTAACGTTACCATTTAGTATTAAATGATAATTTCCACGTCTGCTAACATATACAAACCCCAATATACTAGCAGGAATGTCAAAGGCTATAGAAGTTCTGATATTATAAGTATTCATTATTTCATGAAAAGAAATATTTTTATCTAATAGTGATTTAAGCAAAGATCTATCTAATATATCTATATCCAATTTATCTTCCCCCTTTGAACCTTTATTGCTAATAAATTTTATCTTCTTCATCCTCTATTGCCTTAATGATTCTAATAATCTGTTTAATATCTTTAGGGGATAAACTTTTAGTTTGCTTGAATAGCAATTGCAAATCTTCTCTCTCCTTTAATTCATTCCAGAAATCCAATAATTCAGGGTCATCTTCTACAGCGTTGGATATTTCGTCTGATGTATTTCTTGTGTCAGTTCTTCCTAGGAGGTAATCGGTGGAAACACTATAAAAATCTGCGAGGAAAGAAAGAGTCTCTATATCTGGGCTACTAATTCCTCTTTCCCAAGCACTATATGTTTGCCTTTTTACATTTAACATATTAGCTAAATCTTCTTGATTTAACCCTTTATCAGTTCTTAATTCTTTCAAGGTGATGCCTAATTCATCTATATTTTTTAAATCCATTGTATTCCCTCCTTTTTAGCAAGTACAATTTGCTTATTTATATACATTATAGCAAAAATAATTTGCAATATGTTGAAATGCAAAAAAATATTGCTTTTTATATTGACAATGCAATTTTAATTTGCTATATTATATATAAAGGCAATTTGAAATTGACAAGAGGAAAGGAGGAAATTCCAAATTGAATATAGATAGAAAATGGCTAAAAGAAATGAGGGAGGGAAAAAACCTTACTCAAGAATGTCTAGCCAAGGCTACAGGAATTACTAGACAGCACATAGGAATGTTAGAAAATGGTGTATCAAATCCAAGCCCAATGTTGGCAAAAAAAATAGCTGAGGTATTAGGTTTTGAATGGACTAAGTTTTATGAAGATAAGCCTAAAGTATCAAATAAATAAGGAGGTGGAGTGAGTAAAGGATTTAGGGAGATTTTATTATAACAGAGCAAAGGAGGGATAATCATGGAAGTATCATTAGTATCTGCAACATACTGCAGAAAAACAGGAGAATTATTGAGTACAAGGATAATAGAAACTCAAGAAGTAGATGAAGATGAATTTTATAGACCTTTAATAGAAGTTTTGGGAGATGCATTTCTAGAACAATATAAAAATCAAAAGGAAAAGAAAGGAGTAGTTTAAAATGTCAATTGAAGAAAAGAAAGCTAAGCTTGAGAAAATGAAAAAAGAGATTAGAAAAAGGTATGATGCAGGAGAGTCAAGTGATGATCTTGTAGAAAAAGTAGTAGAGTCTACGAGATTAGCAAGAGAGATATCCGAGGACATTATGGGAGGTGTAATATGTGCAAACAGTAGCAATAAGTGAACAAAATAGAAATAGCTTGAAAGGTACAAACAAGATGGCCTGTCCCAATTGTGGCAGAACAGATGGAATAGGCAATGTAGTGTCATACGGAGGCAAGAATGGGGCAGTAGTATACAGGAAATATTGTAGAAATTGTTATATTGAATTTGACGCTAAAGGAAGAATGTTTCCACCATTATATTATTAATTATATTATTAGGGAGGTATAAAAATGAAAACAAGCAAACATGAAAATGTAGGTAGCCAGTTTACTTTAGAATTATGCGAAATATATCATCAACTTGGATTTGACTGCATTTGGAATGATGGTAAGGATCTAACTTTAGTAGAAAAAGAAAAAGACCTACCAAGCGGCAACTTGGAAAGGTCAACAATTTAAAAAATATATATTACCCTTATTATAGCATATAAGGGTTCAGGAGGTAAATAGAAAGATGAAACTAGTAAGAAGAGTATATATGAAGATTAATTATAAAGATAAGGAACATTACTTTTTAGAAAGAGCATATGCGTGTGAATGCGACGGGGAGATTAAAGTAGATCAGATAACAAAAGAAACATTTGACAAAGCGGTAAAAGAAGGAAAAAGGGTAGAGATAAAAGCATTTGAAGATACAAAACGTTATATCCAGAATAGAGTTTTAAATATCTTAGAAAATGATAGGAAGTGTTCATGATGCAATGCCCTTATTGTAGACAAGAAGTAGGACAACCTAAGAAGTACCAGGTCATAGATTGTAAGTGTAGAAGGAAATTGATGTTGATTGAAATAAACAAGGTGAAGGAATTAGTTGATGTAACACTAGAGGAGGATAGGAACAATGATTAAAACTACAGTAATTATAAGAGGTAAGAATGCTCATAAATTTATAGAAGTGAGTATGGAAGAATATATTAAATTCATCAGAGGACAAGCTACAATGCTGGGAATCACAAAGAAAGAAGAACAGCCTATCTCATATATTGAATTTGGAGAACTGAAAGGAATAGAGTGTATCGATTGTGGTATGTGTGATGAAAAATGGGGGGATGAATAGATGGATAACTTAATGTTAAATTTAATAGATGAATTTTTAGACATAGAAGAAGATCAGAGAGAAGTTTGGAAGGTAGAGGATGATCTTGCAGCTGATTGGTGTTTGGACAAAATAAGAGAATCCAAGGCTGAATATAGTAGGTTTGAGATGGTAGCAAATGCAAAGATACAACAAATACAAGAAGTTCTAAAAAAGCAAAAGCGGGAATGTGATAATGAAGTAAATTTCTTTGAATGGAAGTTAAGGGAATACTTTGAAACAGTAAAAACAGAAGATACTAAGACATTAAAGAAATATAAATTGCCAAGTGGACAACTAAAGATGAAAAAATCATCAATAACCTTTGACTATGATAAAAATAAATTGTTAGAAGTGGCTGAAAAAGATGAAGGTATGAATCATTATATTAAAGTCAAAAAGGACTTTGATTGGGCTAATTTCAAGAGAAATCTAGCTATAGAAGGTAATAGCATAGTCAATAAGGAAACAGGCGAAATAATCGAAATAGAAGGCTTAGGGCTTAAAACTAAAGAAGAAGAATTTAGTGTGGAGGTGTAGATATGGATAATAATCAAATAGCAACTCAAGAAGTTAATACCATGATGATTATAGAAGGTTTAAAACTAGATAGAGTTCAAGACTCTATGAATAAGATAAATCAATTCCAGCAGGTTATACAGGCACAGTTAGTAGAGGGGCATGATTATGGCCAAGCTTTCTATGGGTCCTCCAAACCATCATTATTAAAGCCAGGGGCAGAAAAAATATTGATGTTATTAGGCCTTGGTAGTGAATATGAAATTATAGAAAAGATACAAGATTATGATGAAGGATTTTTCTCCTATACTATCAGGTGTATCTTGACCAGGGGCGGACAACTAATAACAGAAGGATTAGGACATTGTAATTCAAAAGAAAAGAAATATGAGTCAGATAAGCAAGACAAATATATGTTAGGTAATACATGCCTTAAGATGGCCAAGAAAAGAGCTCAGGTAGATGCAGCTTTGACTGTAGGAAGCCTGTCCAATATATTTACTCAAGACTTAGAAGATATGGCCCAATTCAGTCAATCTGAAAGGCTAGAGACTATGAATATAGATGATGCAGAAAACATGAAGATTAACTTTGGTAAGTATAAAGGTAAAACAATTAAAGAAATATATGCAACTGATGAAGGATATGTTAAATGGTTAGCAGAAAAGGCTAAAGATGAAGCAGTTAGAAAAGCAGCAGTAATGATTATGAATAGTGGTAGTCAAATAGACGGACAAATGAAAATAGATAATAGTAAGGAAACAGTAGATGCAGAAACAGGTGAAATACAAGATGTTGATTTCTCAGGTACACCATTTGATGATAATATACCATTTTAAACTAGGGGAGTATTCCCCTAGTTTACACATAAGGCAGGTGAGTGCTATTGGCAAGGCCACAAAAAGTAGGGCTAGATTACTTCCCATTGGATGTAGATATAGATCAGGACGATAAAGTTGCAATTATAGAGGCACAACATGGGACAATAGGGTTTTCTATCGTAATTAAATTATTGATGAAGATATATAGTGAAGGTTACTACTATGATTGGACAGAAAAGGAACAGATACTCTTCTCTAAAAGAGTTAATGCTGACATTAATCAAGTAAATGTAATCATTAATGATTGTATTAAATGGGGCTTATTTGATGCAGAAGTCTTTAATGTATATAAAATACTAACTTCTAAAGGAATACAGTTAAGATATTTTGAAGCGGTAAAAAGAAGGCAAAGAGTTGAGATAGCAAAAGAATTCTTATTATTAGATGATGGAACAGTAAAAAACTATACTAATTTAGTAATTGTAAGCATTAATGAAGATGAAGAAGATATCCAAGAAGTTAATGTTGACATTAACCAAGAGGGTGAAGAAGTTAATGTTGACATTAATCCCCAAAGTAAAGTAAAGGAAAGTAAAGTAAATAAAAGTATATTAAAACAAAAAGAAAAACAAGAAAAAGAAAAAGTTGTAGTTGTCAATGATAAATCTTTAGATGGTCGGGACTCTAAAGATGATGACTCTGATAGAGATGGTCGGGACTCTACTATCAGTGATTCTTTGCATGATTTGGATTTGCAGAGGATATCTACAGCATTCGAGCAAAATGGATTTGGAACTATAAATATCACAGTAAAAGAGATGATACTAGATTATATGGAGCTATACTCTACAGAGTGGATTCTTGCTGCTATGAAGATAGCCGTAGAGTCTAATAAGAGATCCCTTAGATATGTTAGGGGAATTTTAGAAAATTGGAACAGAAGTGGTGGTATGCAATTATCTAATGTGCAACAGGACAAGCCAAAAACTGTCCCTATAAGAAAAACTAAGTTTCACAACTTTGATCAAAGAACTGATCAATACACAGGTGATGAAATAAATAAAAGAGTTGAGGATATAGCAAAAAGAAAAAGAAGAGAAACTAGAGAAAAAATGAATCAGGAGGGAGTGCTATGACTAAAAAGCAAATAACAACTGCAGTAGATGAAGCTGCAAGATTATTAAGAGAAAACCCAGACTGGACATATAAAAAGGCAATAGATAAGGCTAAGGAATCCTTGGGAAGAAAGGATGATTAAGTGAAACTAAAGAATTTAACTAATATCAAATGGATTGGTGGAAAACATGGAAAAGAAGAAAGGTACCTGGATCTTATGCCAAAACATGATATATTCGTTGATTGTTTCTTTGGTAGTGGAGCAGTACCGTTTTATAAAGAAATAATAAATCCAGCTAGATTAACGATAATCAATGATATCAACGATAAGCTTATGAACTACATGTTAGTGCTAAAAGACAGTCCGGAAATGTTATATAAAGAATGTTCGGCTTTACCTTTTTCAGAAAAGTTATATCAAAAATATAAATGGGAGCCATGGCCTGAAGATGAACTAGAATCAGCGGTAAGATTTTATTACATGATGAGAGTATGCTTTGGTGGTGGAGGTCATAAATACAGAAATGGAATAGGACTTAGTAAAGATGTGAATAGAGCTAAGCAGTATCAAACAGTTACAAAATTAATTCCTAAGATGGCCGAATTAATAAAAAATTGGAATATCCTCTGTAGAGATTTTGAAGATGTTATAGATTTTTATGATACAGAAGATACGCTGTTTTTCTTAGATCCACCTTATCATGGTCGGGAAGATATGTATGCAGGCGGATTTAAAGAAGAAGATCACATAAGACTAAAGAATAGATTAGATAGGATTAAGGGAAAGGCCATGGTCTGTTATTATAGCAGTCCTTTAATAGATGAATTATATCAGGATTGGTACAAAGCAGAATATAATACGGCCAGTCAGATAAGAGTTAGGAAAAATGGAGATAAACAGCCAATAAGGACTGAATTAATATTAATGAATTACAGACCACATATGCAACTTGATATGTACGATTTAGGAGGTAATTAATAATGCTAAAGAAGTTTCTCAGATGGAGAAAATTAATTAAAGGAACTTTACTAAAAGAATATATAGCAAGAAGTATTTTAAGGGGGTAGGGGAGACAATTGAAAAACTACAAGATGGCTAATAAAGGAAAAGCTTTTGAAGAAGAAGTAAAAATGACAAATTTACAATATAGAAGAAAAGGGGTAGCTTTAATTCAAAAAATAAGTACACCTTGGACTGTAATTAGGAAAGGTAAACAAATAGTATCTGCTTTCCCAGAAGGTAAAAGTACAGTGGATTTTAGAGGAACAGTTAAACCGAGAATACCAGTTAGCTTTGACTGTAAAGAAACCAAGGATGAAAGAGGACTACCATTAGCTAATATAGCAGATCACCAAATAGATTATATTAGGGCAGCCTTGGAAGTTGGAGAAATAAGCTTTATATTGTGTTACATGGTTAAATTAGATAAAAGATATTACATTTCAGGGGAAAAAGTTATGTATTTTTGGGATAGATGGCAGAAAAATAAAGGTAAAAGAGGATTTAATTTTATTCCAGTGGATGAAATGAAAGAAATCAGATCAAAGAATGGAATTATATTAGATTACCTGGAGGGGATAAAAGATGAGTACAAAGAAATTGCAAATTGTTGACCAGAATACAGGTGAAATAATAGAAGATATTAAGTTCACAGGAGGATATCATCTCATCTATACCAACACTGATGATATAGGAAAACTAAGACATATCAGGAAATTAGATAATGCAAAATTTGGAGATAAACACTGGATAAAGAATTATATTTATAGGCCTATAGCTGTAAAATTAATTAAAAAATTTGAAGAGATAGGGCATATAAAACCAAATAAAATTTTATTTATTGAAGACATGGAGTGGGAAAAGCCAGATAGCACAAAACCTAAGAGACATTGGCAGGCTAGGATAAGCAAGACTAATAAACAATTTGCAGATATGAGTGGATATGAATACATCTTAGAAACAAGGAACTATTTTATAGAAAGAATGGATAGAGCACAAATAATAGCACTTATCTATCATGAACTTAGACATATAGATCAATGGGGAGATTTACAGCCACATGATATAGAAGACTGGGACAATATGATAGCAACATTAGGCAAAGATTGGGCTACCACAAAAGCAGAGATAGAAAATCTAATTGATGATGATATTATCTGGAGAGAATTAGAGCCAAGGGCAAAACAATTAGATGTTTTTGGACTAAAACAGTTCAACAATTTTGCTAAGGGAAAAGAAAATTGTTAGTAAGTCATATTTTTTTATTCTGATGAGGAAAATTATTACATTGGAGGGAGAAATTTGGATAAGATAATTAAGTTGTGTGCTAGAAGTATAGTATCTTTGTTAAATGATGATATAGATAAATATAAAACCTATAAGGATAAAGCTTTAGAGCTATATCCAGAAAGAGAAAATATATTTTTAATCGAAGATTGTTTACCAAGACAAGTAAAAATAAAATTGTATGAGCTGGTGAGTTAGATGGAGAGATGCAGCTATTGTGGCAAAGATGGAGACAAGCTTAAGGAAGTAGGACCAAAGTTAAAATTTTGCAATGATGAGTGTTATTTTAAGGATTGCATAGAAATGCACCCTGGAACATCTTTGGCTAAAATTGTCGCTAGAATAAGACCGGACTTGGCAAAGGAGGCAGAGTAGCATGATTCATGATCTTAAAATTTTACCTGAATACTTTAATGTGGTACGAAATGGGATAAAAACTTTTGAAATTAGAAAGAATGATAGAGATTATAGAGTAGGTGATATATTGTGGCTAAAAGAATGGGATGGTAATAAATACACTGGTAGGGATACAACGAGAAAGGTTATTTATATACTGGATGACACAAGTGGATATGTCTTAGATGGATATGTAGTTATGTCTATAATTTAGGGAGGTAAGTTAGATGACTTTACAATTTGCAAGTGGAATGATGATAGGTATGGGATTGACACTGTTTTCTATATTTTCCATAGTGGAATATATGAATCATAAGGAACTTAAGAAAAGTGAAAAGATAATGGACCTAACAGATGAACTTAATCGTTATAGGTATAGGTATAAAGACGGTGAGCATTGAAGATGAAAAAAATACTATTATCAGTAGATCCTAGGGAGTTGTGGAAGTTTACATTAGATGAAGATGGATATAGGACGGAGGTTGAAACATTGGAATCAGAGGAAAGATATTTAACGGAGCTGGAAGAGAATCAATTGGCTATAATCGAACATTATGGATTTGAACATCAACTAGATAAATTAGTTGAGGAATGTGCTGAATTAATACAAGCTAGAATGAAAGCCAAGTCAGGAAGTGAAAATATAGATAGGTTCGATAATGTAATAGAGGAAATAGCTGATATTAAAAATATAATAAGTCAGATGGAACTACATTGGCCATACATGAAAGAAGGGGTAATGGCTTTTACAAAATACAAAATGAGCAGGGAAATAGGCAGAATAAACAGGGGGTAGTTATGGACAATAAAGATAAACTTAAAGCTAAGATAAATGAGTTTATAGATGTAGTAATAGATAAGGCAGCAGAGGATAATAAGCTAGATTATTTCAACATAGAAATCAGTAATCATAACGGAAACTTGCAGATGGACTATAGATTAAGGGATAGGGAGAAGGTGTATTAGAACGTAGCTTATTATTAATGTGCAATAGAAAGGAGAATGAAAAATGATAAAACTATCAGAATTAGGCAAAGATACGAAAGTTATGGATGATGAATGTGTTTATACTGTTGAAGAGGTAAGGAATAATTTGAGATACTTTAAGGATACAAAAGATACAAAACTTTATACAACAACAGAATATCATGCGAATATTGATGCGGAGGATATGTTAGAAAGTGCTATTGAAAGTGAATATGAGCAACAGATGTACGAAGGTTGGTATGAGGGAATTTTAGATGATATTACCGACGAGGATATAGAAAAGATACAAGCTATTTTAGATGATATTTTCAGCAGAAATAAAGAAAATAATATAGCTTATTATCAAGGTCAGGAGATAGATATATTTAACTAAGACACATGACAAGTAAAATATAAAACTAAACAAGTCCTACTATACAGATAGCGGACACCAAGACTACTTAATTGTAGTTGAGGTGTCCTTTTTTATTGAGGAGGGGAAGATACATGCAATACTTCTCACAAATAACAGGAATAAGAGAAACAGAAAAAGGAACAGATTTAATTCTCCACATTCCAGGAGAGCAGATCCAAGGGAAAATAATTAAATATAGGAATGGCTCCAGGATAGATGCAGAAATAAGAATAGAAGATGGCAGAACCATAACACCTGACCAAAGGAAAAAGATATTTGCAACCATAAAAGATATAGCAGAATACACAGGAGACCACCCAGAAGGGCTAAGGGCCTGGCTATTATATCAATATTGTGCAGAAACTGGAGAGATGCCTTTCTCTTTAAGTAACTGCAGCATAAGCCAGGCAAGGGAATTTATTACTTTTATAATAGATTTTATATTGAAAGAGGATATTCCTTTATCAGATGCAGCCTTAAATCGTACAGAGGATATAGATAGGTACCTTTGGAGTTGCATTAAGTATAAGAGATGTTGTATATGCGGGAAAAGTCCTAGCGACTTACACCATTGGGATGCAATAGGTATGGGAATGGATAGGAGAGCCATAGACGATAGTAAAAATAGGAAGATACAATTATGTAGGGAACATCACACAGAAGCTCATACAATAGGTAGAGACACATTTGGAGCCAAGTATCATGTGTATGGAATAGCATATAGGGAGGAATAAGATATGGACAAAGAACAATTAAAACAAATAAGATACTTAAAAAACGAAATAGAGGTACTAAAAAAACAAATAGAAGATTTGGATTATACATACACAAAAGATAGTGTGAAGGGATCCGATAATGAATTTCCCTACATAGAAAGAAGATTTACAATTTCAGGGTACGATTATGACACTTATTATAATAAACTGAACAGATTGGAAAGAAAACTGAATAGAAAGATAGAAGGATTGATTGACCTGGTAGAAGAAACCTATGAATATATAGATAGTATAGAGGATAGCTTAATAAGGCAGATAATAACTCTTAAATATGTAAATGGCTTAACATGGGAGCAAGTGGCAGCAAGTATAGGTGGGAATAATACAGCTGATAGCGTCAGAATGATGTGCAATAGATTTCTAGATAAATTCTAATCTGTTCTCTGTGTTCGTTTTAGATGTGGTATTATGTTATTAAGGAAAATTATCTAAATCATATGTCTAAAAAAATTAAACAAAGCAAGGATTATCAAGAACTCACCTATCCCCCCATTCAGGTGAGTTTTCTTTATTATAAAAAGGATTGATACTATGAAAAACTATATAATCTATAGATGCAAAATATGCGGATGTGAATTTATATTACCTAAACAATATGTAAAATTTAACGAAGGCAAAGGGAACTATATTGCTTGTCCATATCGGGGACATAAAAAAATTACAGTAGTAGGAGCATATGATTCAGTAAAAGAATGTATGCAGCATGATAGTTTTAAAAGGGAAAATAGAAGAATTAAACAAAAAAGATAAATATTTGTAAATAAAAAAGGATTTTCTCCTTTCTTGTAGAAGTAGACAGGAGAATGGAGGGGAAGGCAATGGATGAAGATATTTTGATGGCTATGCTAAGCAATATAATTCAAGAGATTACAGAAGTGAAAGACGAGGTAAGTGGTTTAACTTCATGGATTTCAAGTGAAACAAGCACCTTCGAGATAGAAATTAAATTGGATAGAATAATATAATTATTAGAACAATTAGTAAATAAATAAGAGCCTTGTTATAGGCTCTTATTTCATGGAGATAAAAGGAATGATGATAGATGTTAGTAAGTTGTAAATATTGCGGAGGACTTCACAAAAGAGGAACAGTGTGTCCTAAGAAACCAATAGGTAATAAGAAAGGTACTAAAATGGATAAGTTTAGATGGAGTAAGTCTTGGCAGAAGAAGAGATTAGAGATAAACGAAAGAGATAAGTTTCTTTGTCAAGTATGTATGCAAGAAGGTAAGTACAACTACAAAGACTTATCAGTTCATCATATAGATTCATTACTGGAGAGATGGGACAAAAGATTAGACAACTGCAACCTTATAACTCTATGTAGAAAACACCACGAAGAAGCAGAGCGAGGAGAAATAGATAAAGATTATTTGATCAAGCTAGTAGAAGCCATAGAAGAAGATTAGAGAGATTATTGTTAGTACTAGGGTAATACTATGGGTAGTACCCCCCTAGGTTGATAGGGTGGCAAATCTGAAGGTTAAGAACACCGACGCCCCCTATCCGTTCGATATAAACTCCCTAAATGAAATCAGGAGGTGAGGAAATGGCAAGACCTTCAAAAAGTGTAAATACGATGAGTAAAAACTTAACCAAAGAAGAAAAAGAAATAAGGGCTAAAACAGAAAAAAGATTAAAAGGTGGAGCCGATAAAATAACTCCTCCTAAGCATTTAAGCAAAGAACAAAAAAAGATATTTAGAAATATAGTAAAAGAATTGGAAGCTAGTGGTATATTAGGAAATTTAGATATTTATATATTATCTACATGTGCTATATCTTTAGACAGAATGGAAACTATTGAAACTATGATAAATGAAAATCCAGAATTGATTTCCGATAAAGATTTAAGATTAGCAAATACTAAATACACAAATGATTTTTTTAGGTGCTGCAATGAATTATCCCTCTCTCCACAAAGTAGAGCGAAAATAGGAAACTTAGCTTTACAAAAACAGCAAGAGGAACAAGATCCGTTATTGAAAGTATTAAGTGGTGGTAAATAATGAAATTAGTAGACAGGGCTAAAAGATATGCCAATGACGTAATTAGTGGGAAAGAAATAGTACCAAAAGAGGTTAGAAAACAATGTAAATGGTTTTTAAGAGATTTAGGGAAGCAGAAAAAAGAAGATTATCCTTATTATTTTGATGTAGAACAATTGGAAGTAGTAGAAGGAATATTAAAATTATTAAACTTTGCTACTGGATTAAATGTAGTGGGGAAAAATATATTCGAAGGCTTGGTAGATTTCCAAGCTTTTTTTATTGCAAACATATTTGGATGGAGATTTAAAGACAATCCTGAAAAGTTTAGATATAGAGATATAACGCTATTCATCCCTAGGAAAAATGCAAAAACTTTTATTGCAGCAGTTGTATTTATAATTTTAATGCTTACAGAAGATGATTATTCAGAATTCTATTCAATATGCTTAGACAGAGAATTAGCTGGAATGGTAAAAAAGGCAATGACTCAAATAATAGAATCATCTCCAGCAATAAAAAACCATTTCAAAATATCAACTACACTGAATGGGAAAATAACTTGTAAATTAACAAATAGTTTTTATCAAGCAAGAACAGCTGAAAGTAGTAGAAATAACTCTATAATGCCAAGTGCATTTATAGCTGATGAAATCGGAGCATTTAAAGACTATAAAAATATAAATGCCATGAAATCTGGACAATTAAATGTAAGAAACCCTATTAGGATAAATCTAACAACTGCTTATGCAGAAGATCAGTCCATAATGCTAGAGGAATTAGAATATATAAGAAAGGTATTTAATGAGTTAATTGAAGATGAAAGAATGTTTGCATTAATATATTATGCAGAAAAAGAACATTTATGGGATGATACTGGATTATACCAAGCTAATCCATTAAGGATAGAAGAAAACTATCAAGAAATAAGAGATAATAGAGATAAGGCCCTAGAGAAACCAGGCGAAAGAGAAGAATATTTATGTAAACATATGAATTATTTTCTTCCAAGTAATAGCGGTGAAGCATTTATAAAACTAGAGGATCTAAGAAAATGCAAAATAGATGATTTTGACTGGAGTGGTAGACAAGTATGGTTAGGATTAGACTTGGCACAAACAACCGATAATTGTGGACTTGCTATGGTGACAGAAGAAGATGGGAACATAATAGCCAATGCAATAGGTTTTATCCCAAGTGAAAGAATAGAAGAAAAATCCAAGCTAGAAAAAGAAGATTATAGATATTATATATCTAAAAAATGGTGTTATGATTGTGGAGATTTTGTAGTTGATTATGGATTCATTGAAGATATAATTTTATCAATAGAAGAAAAATACAATGTAACAGTCATGGGGATAGGATATGACAGGTACAATGCCCTCTCTACTGCACAGAAATTAGAAAACGAAGGGCATAAGACCGTAGAAGTAAAACAGCATTCGTCAGTATTGCATCCAGCTACAAAGCTATTAAAAGAGCAAATACTTAGTAAAAGATTTAGGTACACAGAAAATAAACTATTAGAAGTAAATTTCCAAAATGCAAAAGTGGTAGAAGATAATAATAAAAATATATATGTAAATAAGAAAAAATCAACTGGCAAAATAGATTTAGTGGCTGCAATGATAAATGCTATATACTTATTACAATTAGATGTAATATTCAATCCAGACATGGATTGGGCCATACAAGTGGGTTAGGAGGTGATAATTTGGGATTAATACAGCAATGGAGAGAATTTAGGGAATACAGGCAAGAAAGTAGAATGACATTAGAAGAAGTATTATTGCAAGCTGGTTTATTGAAAGATACAATTACAAAAGCAGAAGCTTTAAACATACCATCTGTAGCTGGATGTGTAGAATTAATATCTAACACCATAGCAGTATTACCTATAAAGTTATACAAAGACGCTGGTGGCAAAATAGAGATAGTAGAAGACAACAGAGTAAATCTACTAAATGATGATACAGGAGATACTCTAGATGGTTTTCAATTCAAAAAGGCTATAGTAGAAGATTATCTCCTTAATGGTGCTGGATATGCTTATATAAACAAAGAAAGAAACAATGTAAAATCAATACATTATGTAGATTATGGTGATATATCAGTAATTATGAATGTAGATCCGATATTTAAAAACTATGACATTTTAGTAGATGGGAAAACTTATAGAGATTTTGAATTCATAAAAGTAACAAGGAAAACTAAAGATGGTATTACAGGCGAAGGGATCATAAAAGAAAACAAAGAAATATTATCAGTAGCTTATAATTCTTTAGTATATGAAAATGTGTTAGTGAAAACTGGTGGAAACAAAAAAGGATTTTTGAAATCTCAAAGAAGGTTGTCAAAAGAAGCGATAGAAGAATTAAAGGCAGCTTGGAACAATCTTTATAAAAATAATACAGAAAATGTAATAGTATTAAATGAAGGATTGGAGTTTCAAGAGTCGAGCAACACATCTGTAGAAATGCAACTAAACGAAAACAAAAAGACTAACTCAACAGAAATATGCAAATTGTTCAATGTTCCTCCAATACTCTTAGAAGGGAATGCAAACTCAACAGACGTAATATATAATAACTTCATAAAAATAGCTATATTGCCTATTTTAAACGCAATAGAAACAGCTTTAAACAAAGACTTACTCCTACCTAGTGAGAAGGAGTCTTTTTTCTTTGCCTTTGACACAAAAGATTTATTAAAAGGTGATATGGAAAAAAGATATAAAGCTTATGCTATAGCAATTGATAAAGGAATAATGCAAGTAGATGAGGTTAGATATAAAGAGAACTTAGAGCCGTTAGGACTGGAATTTGTAAAACTAGGATTACAGGATGTATTATATTTCCCTAAAACTAAAGAGATATATACTCCTAACACAAATAAAACTGCTGACATGGATAATTTAGACAAACTAGACGAAGGAGGTGAGAAAGTAGATGCGAATAGAGATAAGAGGGAATCAAGTAACGCTTGATGGATATGTTAGTGCAGTAGGAAGAGATAGCAGAGTCTTGCCATCTCCTAAGGGAAAGTTTATAGAACAAATAAAACCCAAGACATTTCAAAGAGCTTTAGAAAGAGCAGATAATGTAGATTTATTATTCAATCATAAGAAGGATAAAAAACTAGGCAGTACAAAAGAAGGAAACTTAGAACTTTACGAAGACAATATAGGCCTTAGAGCTATAGCGACAGTGATGGATGATGAAGTTATTGAAAAAGCAAAAAATGGCGAACTAAAAGGTTGGTCTTTTGGGTTTTACAACAACAAAGACTCTTGGGAAGATGGTCCAGATGGGATCCAAAGAAGATACCTAGAGGACATTGACCTTTTAGAAGTTAGTATTTTAGACAAAACTCCAGCCTATATCGCAACAACCATAGAGCAGAGAGGGGAGGAAGATGTATTAACAGAAACTAGGGGAGAGGATTTCAAAGCAGTAATAGAAGATAATTCTCCTGAGGAAAGGCAGGAAGAACAAATAGGCTATAGTATCTATGAAAAAGAAATACAATTACTAAAAATGAAAGGTGGTAAATAATTATGAAAAAGTTTAGAAAGTTAGAAACAAGGTCTATGCCTACACTAATAGAGCAAAGAAATAATCTATTAGATGAAATGGAAGGACTATTAAACAAAGCCAAGGAAGAAACTAGAGCATTTACAGAGAAAGAAAGTGCTAGATATGATGAGATTAAGAAAGAAATTGAACAATTAGACAAAACTATCAAAGCAGAAGAAGAAGCTAGGGCAATGGAGAAAAAAGAGGAAAAGAAAGAAGAAGAAAAAAGATCAGCAGAAGATATATTCTCTGATTTTATCAAAGGTGAGACAAGAGCAGCAGGTGAAATTGAAACAACATCTCATGGGAATGTAATTCCTACAGAACTATCTAACGACATTTTAAAGAAAGTAAATGAATTAAGTGGTTTATTCAATTCAGTAAGAAAAATTAATTCTACTGGTAATTATCAACAAATAGTAGAGAAGAATAAAACTACTGCTGGATGGACAGATGAGTTAGCAGAAGTAACAGCAACAAGTGGGGATTATGAAATAATTGAAATAGGGCATCACAAATTAGGAGCATTAACTAAATTATCGCTTGAGATAATAAATCAAGCTAACTTTAATGTAACAAGTGAAGTAGTAGGGCAAATTTCCAGATCCTTTGCTGAAAAAGTAGAAGAAGCTTTTATAAAAGGTACTGGAATAAAACAGCCCACAGGATTAGTTACAAGTGGAGTTAAGGTAGATCTGGCAAGTGCAACAGCTATTACAGCAGACGAGATAATCGACATCTATCATTCAATCAAAGCTCCATATTTACCTAATGCAGTATGGTTAATGAATAGGGGTACATTAGCAACTATTAGAAAATTAAAAGACAATGATGGCCAATATTTATTTCAAGCTGATATGACTAGAGAATATGTAGGATACATCTTAGGAAAACCAGTAATAATATCTGAATATGTAGATGCCATAGGAGCAAATGCTAATCCTATCTTATTTGGTAGCATGGCGGATGCCTATATTGCAAATATTAATCCTCAACAAACTATTCAAATTTTAAACGAACTATACTCTACCCAAGGTGCTAAAGGTGTATTAGGTTTCCTATTTATAGATGGAAAACCAGTAAACGATGAAGCATATGCAGTAGCAGTATGCCCAGGAGTATAAGGAGAGATCACTCTCTCCTTCCTTCTAAGGAGGTGTTTTGATGAAAGTTAAGGCATTAGTTAATTTTGCTGGGAAGATATCAATGAGTAAAGGTGAAGAAAAGGATATAAAAAAAGAAACAGCAGAGGACTTAATTCGTGCCCAATTTGTAGAAGAAATAAAACCACCTAAAAAGCAGGTGAAGAAATAATGAAATTTAGTGAAGTAACTATAAATGATTTAAAGGATTATGCAAAAGTAGACCATGATGTTGAAGATAAATTGTTTAACAATATTTTAGAAGGTGCTAAATCTCATATAAGGGCATATACAGGGTTAACAGATGAAAAACTAGACACTTTACCTGATACTACTATAGCTTTATATGTAATTGCTAATGAAATGTATGAGAATAGAACCGGCACAAGTATTGATAATAAGGCTAGTAAGTTTAATGAACTATTAGACAGAATATTAGGTAGTCATTCAGTAAATCTGTTGTAAGGGGGGATTAGATGAACCCAGGAGAATTAAGAAACAGAATAACTATATTAAATCCAAATGGTGAGGAAGAAAACGAAGTAGGAGAAATTGTGTCAGTGTTGAAGGAAGTTGCTACAGTATGGGCTAAGGTAATACCAATTAGAGGGAAAGAATATTTAGAAGCGCAGAAAATAAAACCAGAACTCCAATATAGAGTGACGATAAGATATAGAAAAGACATTCATCCAGCTATGATAATTAAGTTTGAAGATAAAGAGTTAGAAATAGAGTCGGTAATAGATATAGCCAGTAGAAAGACATATATGAAGTTAAATTGCGTGGAGAAGAGAGTGAAAACTAATGGCTGATTTTAAAATAGAGGGCCTGGGAGAATTTCAAGAAAAGTTAAAAACTATAGAGAAGAAAGCACCTGACCGAATACTAAATAAGTTAGATGAAGAAGGGAAAAAGCTAAGAGTAGCAGCAAGAGATAATACACAGAAGAAAACAGGTAAGTTAAGAAAAGGATATAAATTATTGCCAGTAGAAAAAATACAAGGCGGATACCAAAAAGGAATGACAAATACAGCCCCACATTTCCACCTTGTAGAAAAGGGTCATAGAAAAGTATCCAAATCAGGAAAAGAGTTAGGGTGGACGGAAGGATTGTTTATGTTAGAAAGAACAGTAAAAGAACAAGAAGAGCCAATTATGGAAGCATTACAAGAATGGCTGGATGAGTTATTTAATGAGTTAAAGTAGGTGATTAAATGCTGAAAGACATTGATTTCAAAGTATGTTTAAAGACTGCGGCAAGGGGTTCTATGGTGTTGCTGGCGTTCTATTTATCGATTATTACAGTAAATTTTTATTCTGTATTGATGTTTAGAGTAATAAGTGTATACGTTATGACTGGGCCATTTAATAGATATTATAAGGAGAAGTCGAAATGATTGCCTTAGTAGATATAAAAAGATCGATTAACCAAGTCTTAGAAACTAATTTTCCTAATATAAAAATCTATTCTAGTGAAACTAAAGAAGGATTTAAAAGGCCAGTATTTTTTACTCAAGCAATTCCAATTACGTCAGATTATGATACTACTAATTATACATCAAATAAATTAATGGTAGTGATAAATTACTTTAGTGAAAATGGAACAGAATTAGAAAATATCAAGATGTATGATGATATTAAAAAGGCATTTGGAATGAATCTAAAAGTCAACCAAAGGTCTTTTTTATTGAAAAATATTAGAAGTGAAATAGTAGATGAAGTTTTACAATTTAGATTTGATTTAGATTATTTTGCAGACATAGAAAAGACAAATTATCATGAAGAGGCAACAGATATAGAAATAAGTATAAAGGAGTGACAAATAATGGGTTTACCTAGTATAAATATTTCCTTTAGGGAACAAGGCATAACTGCAATCAAGAGAGGACAAAGAGGTATAGTGGCCTTAATTTTAAGAGGAGCAATACCAGCAACTAACCCTATTGAAATCTACACACCAGCGGACATACCCGAAACTATGAGCAAAGACAACAAGAAACAAGTAAATTTAGCTTTAATGGGGTATCAAAGACCACCTAGAAAAGTCATAGCTTACATGATTGGAGCAGAAGATGATTATGCAGAGGCTATGAATTATTTAGAAACTATTAGATGGGATTATTTGGCTATACCTGGAATAACAGAGGCAGAAACAACAGAAGTAGCAAACTGGATTAAGAGTTTAAGAGATACTAAAGGAATAAAGGTAAAGGGAGTATTGCCCAAAACACCAGCAGACCATGAAGGGATTATAAATGTTACAGCGGATGAAATGGATGATAACACTAAAACCTACACATCAGCTGAATATTGTGCTAGGTTTGCAGGACTATTCGCAGGTACACCTTTAACTATAGCGGCTACATTTGCACCATTGCCCGAGTTAATCGACTGTAAAAAATTAAATAAAGAAGGGCTAGACAAAGCTATAGATGAGGGAGAGTTACAACTCTACAACGACGGGGAAAAAATCAAGGTAGCTAGAGCAGTAAACTCTTTAGTGTCTACCAATCAAGAAAAAGGAGATTCATTTAAGAAGATAAAAATAGTAGATTGCATGGATATGATCCATGACGATATTAAGAAAACGGCAGAGGATAATTATTTGGGAAAATATGCAAATAGTTATGATAATAAATGTTTGTTAATTAGTGCTATTCAAGGTTATTTTGACCAATTAGAACTAGACGGAATTTTGGACAGAGGTAAAAACAGGGTAGGCATTGACGTCGCCGCACAAACTGCATATTTAAAGAGTGTAGGATACAAAACACCAGATGGCAGAACTGTAGAAGATATGGAGGTACAAGAAATAAAAGAGGCTAATACTAAGGACAAAGTATTCTTGTCAGCTAGTATTAAGATTTTAGATGCCATAGAAGAGATCAGCCTGCCTATCACTATATAGGGAAGGAGAGATAATGTATGAGAGAAATAAAACCGGGACAAGTCATAAATGGTAGTTGGGGAGAGGCTTGGTTAGATGGGGATTATCTAGCAGAAATTAAAGGACTAGAAGCCAAAATAGCAATAGAGTATGAAGATATTGATAGACCTAGAAAACTTGGAAAAGGTAAGAAAATGATAGGCTATGAAGGAACTGGTAGCCTTAAACTTAATAAGGTTACTTCTAGGTTTATTAAATTGTTAAGTGATAACCTAAAGCAAGGGAAACAAACTTCATTTACAGTAATATCAAAACTGGATGATCCAGATGCTTTAGGAGCAGAAAGAATAATGATTAAGAATGTAACTTTAGAAGAATTAACATTGGCTAATTGGGAGGCTAAAACCACAGGAGAAGAAGAAATACCATTTAGCTTTGACGATTGGGAGCCAATGGATTTAATAGATGAGTAGGTGAAAGCCTACTCTTCCCTTAATTCAATGGGAGGAAACTATGAAGACAGAGAATACTCAACAAGGAGCAAGATTAAAACAAGCTACTGAAAGTTTAGTAAATCAAGTAGATAGTTGCAAAATAAGAATTTGAAATTATTAAGACTTATCCACAATAAGAAGATGGAAATTCTAGATAAATTATCGTAACTACCTGATTTATACACAAGAAAAGACATGAAAAGTAAGGGTAAAAATAACCCTGTTTAATTTCTAAAATTGAATTTTGAGATCTACGCAGTTAAGGATTTAATTGCTAATGGCTTATCTGAATTACCAGCTTTAAATATGAGAATAAAAGCAATTAGTTGAGAAATACAAGCCAGTAAAACATCTGACTTCAGAGATACAACATTTCTAACCTTGGACGTTTTGATTTGAATAAAGTCTTTGATTTGGCAAATTGATCTTTCACAAATGGTTCTAAGTTTATATAACTTTTGCCATTTGACACTATCACGAGGCATCGATGTATTAAATCTATAATTATGATGTATAGTTAAATTTTTAATTCTACCACATTTTGATGGGGAACAAGGATTATCACAAGATAAAACATAAACTGTTTTACCATCAGAATTCTTGGTTTTATGAGACTTAGGGCATAAGTATTTAATTCTATCTGCACGGCCCTTTTCTCTAATAATGCCATCATAGACCATAGGTAAAGAGGGGTCACTCGGACAAAGTGGAATACCAATTTCATTAAAGCCCGGTTCAGGTAGGCTAGAGGAATTGCGGGGATTTAAACTGATGATAGGCATAATTTCTTTTTTATGGAGATAAGCATAATTATCATCAGCATCAAATCCAGCATCACCTAAAAAGTATTTATAGGAAAAATCAGGATGCAAGCTAAAATGAGTTTCTAGGGCAGGAATTAAAGATTTAGCATCATAAGAATCTTTAATATCCTGAGGTCTTAAATCATTGGAAAGAGAATTATCTGAATCATAAAAATTAACATCTCTAACAAGCCCGAAACCATTAGTAGAGATAACAGATTTTAAAAAGTATCCAAAGTGACCATTGAGATAAGCAAGTTTAACATCCGTGTTAGAAGTGGCAAACTTAGGCATTTGGCTTTGGGCATATTTTTCAACATCAAAAGAAGGATTCTGATTATTATCTTTAAAATACTTTGCATAAGTTTTAGATTTTCGAAGCTCAGCTTGATAAAACTTAGGATTATTTTCAGCAACATAGGCCTCAAAACCAGTAGTATCGGTAATTAAAATTGAAGATAAAAAGGAAGAAACTTCTTTGGAAATATCATCAGTAAAATCAACTAGATTGTGGAACAAATCATTTAAATCATTCAGGAATTCTGATTTAAACCTAGAAAATTGGGACTTATGTGGAACCCTTAAGAAACCACAAAATTCTCTAAGTTCAGATGATATATGTAAAAGGGTAATTAAGAGATCGTTAGTAGGGATAGACAATAGGTTTTTAATAATATAAAAATTAAGCATAGATTCAAGAGAAAAATCTCTTTTTGTTCCAAAGTTAGAATAATATTTCTGGTAAAAAGAAAAAGGAATATAATCAGAAATATTAATATGTTCATCAAGTAAAGAAAGTAGATTATTTTGATTTTGATTGTAAAATTTATCAAACTCAGTGGAAATATTAGAAAAGTTTAATTGTTTAGCTGAAACTGGCATAGGATTCTCCTTTCAAATTGTTTTGAGTTATACACATCTTATTAATGAATATATACCCAAAAATGGGGGGAATCCAGCCATTTCAATATAAATAAATGTAGTAAATATGCGAGTTGTAGAATTTTGCAACGAGCTAGTAAATCAAGGATTAGGAGGGAATATAATGAATTTAACAGATAGATTATTACAATTAGATGTAAATAAAGTTACAGAGAAACCAACAGAAGAATTTGAAATAAAAAGATTATCAGAATTAGCGGGTGAAAAAATATTATTTAAATGTCAAGCATTAAATGGAGAAACTTATGCAGATATACAAAGAAAAGCTATAGATATATCTAAAAAAGGCAACATTAGGGATATGAAAATATTTGAAATGCAACTAATGACATGTGTAGAAGGCATAATTGAGCCTAATTTAAAGGATAAAAAACTTCTTGAGCATTATGGGGTTCCTACTCCAAAGGAATTAGTAAAGAAAATGCTATTGCCTGGAGAAATAGCCGACCTTCATAATGTAATAAATGAATTAAGTGGATATGAAACAGATGACGAAGAAGAAGATATAAAAAACTAATAGAGGAGGACCCAACTACAAACATGCTATTTTTATTATTTAGATATAAAGGTTGGGAGCCTTCAAAATATTATTGGATGCCAGCAGGAGAGCAGAAGATTATTAGAGCATTTATGAAAAAAGAAATTGAAGAAAGAAACGAAGAAATTGATAGTATAAACAACTCCCTTAATATGTTATAATAATGGTAAATAATAGAAGGGGGTTGTAATATGGGTAAGTTTTTTAAAAACAAAGAAGAAAGGAAACAAGGAAACAAAGAAAGACAAGAAAAGTTACTTAAAGAATTTATTAAAACTAGAAACTTAGAAAACTTATCAGAAAGCGATAAAGAGTTTTTAGACTTAATCAGAGAAAACGTAGAAGATATAACAAGATATTCAGTTAAAGGCTCCGATGCTGAAATAAGGCAACTAGAAATGATGAATGTAATTGCAGAACAAAACTGGCTGATTATAAAATTATTGAATGACATAAATAAGAAATTAGATAGGTGAAGAAAATAGTCCTTTCAAAATGCAATATAATAAACAATAGCATATATATCAATACAATAGGTATATATAAGGGCAAAAAGCCCGTAGAGAGCCGATAAGCACTTACTAAGCGGTAGGTGCTTTTATTATGCCTAAAAAGGCGGTGATAGATAAAATGGCACATGTTTTAGATGCAATTATCCAGTTAAAGGATAATTTTTCCAGCACAATAAAAACAGTAGAAAAAAATGTAGGCAGTTTTTCAAGAACAGCTAAAAAAATGGGTAGAGATGTACAAAGGGCAGGCAAGGACTTACAGAGTTTTGGTAAAACTATGACTACCCACGTAACGCTACCTATAGTTGGGGCAGGCACGGTGGCAGTAAAAAGTTTTATTGATATGGAAGATGCCTTTAGTGGTGTAAAGAAAACAATACAAGGCACTCCAGAGCAATTACAAGAGGTAAAAAAGGCCCTGGATGATATGGCAACAGTCAAAGGATTGCCTATAGCTAGAAAAGAGCTATATGGAATTGCTGAAACAGCTGGCCAATTAGGTGTAGAAAGAGAAAACATAGAAGGTTTTACCGAAACTATTGCAAAAGTAGGAAGGATAACTAATTTATCATACGAGCAAGGTTCGGCATCATTGGCCAGATTTAGCAATGTTATGGGAATGTCAATGGATGATATGGATAGATTAGGTTCTACAATAGTTCACCTAGACACCAATTTAGCGACATCTGCAAGTGAGATTGTAGATATGGGTATGAGATTAGCTGCAGCAGGTAAACAAGCTAATATGTCTGAGGCTGATGTTTTAGGTTTGGCTGGGGCATTGTCGAGTGTTGGGTTGGAAAGCCAGGCAGGAGGTTCGGCATTTTCAAAAGTAATCCAGGGAATAAATGATTCAGTATTTGCAGGAGGCAAAGAGTTACAGAAATTTGCAAAAGTGGCAGGGATGAGTGCTAAGGAATTTTCAACATTATTTAAGCAAGATGCAAGTCAAGCAATTGCGACATTTATTCAAGGCTTAGGAAGGGTAAAAGAAGAAGGCTACAATGTATCGTCGGTAATAGAGGATTTAGGATTTAGTGAATATAGGACAAGAGACGCATTATTAAGAGCAACAGAGGCAGGAGATTTATTCGTTGATTCACTCTCTAAAGCTAATGCAGCTTGGGCAGAAAACACAGCTTTAGATGATGTATTTGCTACTAGAACCGATAACGTTAAAGCACAATTAGAAGTGCTAAGAAATAAATTTGGATTATTAGCTGAACAGTTTGGAGAAATAATAATCCCTCATGTAATAAAAGTTGTAGATAAATTAGGGGATTTAATGGATAGGTTTAGTGCATTAGACGATACCCAAAAAGAGAATATAGTAAGAATGGCAGGTATGGCTGCAATAATGGGTCCAGTAATTGGAATTATAGGGAAAATGACAGATAGTGTAGGAAGATTAATAGTAGACTTCGGGTTCTTTGCAGGTAGGGTTAAAAGGCTGGGTCTTATAGGAGCAATATTTACTCCTGGAGTTAAGGTAGCTTTAATCATTGCAGCTATAGCAGCAGGGGTTGTACTGCTAATCAAAAATTTTGACAAAGTAAAAACTAAAGTTAATGAAGTATTCCCTAATATACAGCAAACTATATCTACTTCAATAGAACATATTAAAAATATATTCTGGGGATTATCTAGGGTACTATCTATTGTAATGTTGCCAGTTCAATTGGCTTTTTTTACAGCATTGGAAATTATTAAAAATGTATTTATAGTAGCGGTAGAAACTATTGGTGGTGTAATCAGTGGATTACTACAAGCTATAAGTGGGATAATAGACTTTGTTACTGGAGTATTTACTGGAAACTGGGAATTGGCTTGGCAAGGAGTACAAGACATATTCGGAGGGATATTTAAAGGTTTAGTAGCACTAGCAAAAGCACCATTAAATTTAATTATAGGCTTAATAAATGGTGTAATAGGTGGATTAAATAAAGTTAAGTTACCTGATTGGGTACCTGGTATAGGCGGAAAAGGTGTAAATATACCATTAATACCTAAACTGGCAAAAGGAACTAACTATTGGCAAGGTGGAATAGCCCAGGTCCATGAACGAGGCGGGGAAATTATAGACCTGCCAAGGGGTAGTAGAATATATCCTCATGATAAATCAGTAAGAATGGCTAGAGAACAAGGAAGAAGTGAAACTACCAATAAAGCTAGTGTAATGGTTACTGGCAACACTTTTAATGTAAGAGAAGAAGCCGACATAGATAAAATAGCCCAAGCGATAGTAAGAGAAATTGAAAAAGCAAGTCTTAATATGGCATAAAGGAGGTAGAATAATGGAGATATGGCTAAGTTGGCAAAACAATAAAGAAAGATTAAGATTACCTATTCTACCTCCTAGCTTTGGAGTAGAAGTGGGTAATTTAAACACAAGAGTTAATATAAATGAAATAGGTAATATAAATTTAATAGGAAAATCAGATTTGAAAGAAATTACAATAGAAACATTTTTCCCAGCACAAAATTATTATTTTTGTGAATATACTGGATTCCCGAAACCTTATGAGTGTGTAGAAATGATAGAAAATTGGAGGTTATCGGGTAAGCCTATAAGACTAATCATAACTGATACACCTATTAATCTGGCCATGGCTATTGAAAATTTTAGTTATGGTGAAAGAGATGGAACAGGAGATGTATATTATAATTTAGAACTAGCTGAATATGTATTCGTAGAGGCTAGGACAGAGAGTAAGCAAAGAGGGTACAAACTTGAAGGAGAAAGGCCCGTTACAAAGGAGATTCCAAAGGAATATATAGTTAAATCCGGAGATACACTTTGGAGCATTTCTAAAAGGCTAACTGGAAATGGTGCAAACTATACTGCCATAGCTAAAAAAAATAATATAAAAAACCCTAATCTAATTCATCCGGGACAGAAGTTGGTGATTTGATGAAGGTAATTTGTAGCGGTAAAGATATAACTGAAATAGTAACATCTATTACTTGGAGTGGAGATTATAAACAGGCAGCCAGAAAGCTTGAATTTGGCATAGCAGTACATCCACATGACGCATATTTGCCAAGAATAACACTCAAAATGGGAGATATGGTAGCTTTAATTGATGATAAGGGAAAAGAATTATTCCAAGGATATGTATTTTACAAAGAAAAGTCCATAAATGGTAATGAAATGCAAGTAACTGCCTATGATGGGCTTATTTATTTGCTTAAATCCAAAGGAACGTATAATTTCAAAAACATGACACCACAGGCAATAACATCTAAAGTGTGTGGAGATTTTGGGATACCAGTGGGGAAATTAGAAAGTGGCAGCCCTTTAAATAGGATCTTCGATGCAGAAACTATCTATAACATAATAATGACTGCCTACACAATAGAAAGTAATAAGTCAGGTAGGTTATTTATGCCTAGAATGGAAAAAGGCAAGTTAAATGTAATAGAAAAAGGCGGTAAAATAACTAAATTTGTGTTAGATCCAAAAACGACAATAATAAATTCAACTTATAGTGAAAGTATAGAAAACGCAATAAATGTAGTTAAAATATACGATGAAAATGGAAATTATAAGGGGGAAGTAACATTAGATGGCATCCCTGGAATATTGCAAGACATTTACAAAGCAGAAAAAGGTCAAGATGTACAAGCACAAGCTAGAGGAATGTTAAGAGGCATAGAAAGAACTGCAGAAATAAAAGCAATAGGAGATACTGAATGTATAACAGGTAATGCAGTAGTAATAAAAGAACCTTATACAGGATTATCAGGACTATTTTACATTGACAATGATGAACATACATTTAGTAATGGCCAACATACTATGACCTTGGGGTTAGCATTTAAAAATATGATGGATAGCCAAGAAGGTGGAGAAACGCCAGAGAGTAAGAAAACAAGTACTAAAAAATCAAGCAACAAAAAGAAAGATGATAACAAATCAGGATATTTTTAAGGAGGGGAATAGATGAAAGAAAATCCATACAGTAAAATGATAGAAATAATGCAAAAAGAAAGTGCAAATACAAACCCTCCAATAACGCAAATAGGCAAAGTAATATCTCCACAACCTTTAATAATTGAGGTTGGAGATCTACAAGTAGATAAAGATAATATTCTTATCGCCGACTATCTTTTACAAAATTACAAACGCAAAATAAAAGTTCCTGAATCGGAAACAACGGGAGAAACTGCAGAATCTAATAGTCACAAACATGATGTTGTTAAAGTAGGAATAAATGAAGTAGAAGTAACTTTTTTAGACACCCTTAAACAAGGGGATCGGTTGGCAGTATGGCCTACAGAGGATAAGCAAACATATATTATTGTAGCAAGGGTGGTGGATCCATAATGGATAGCATATTTCCTTTTACAGATCCTCAAGAAATGGAAATTGAAGAAACTGAACTTCCTATGGCTAGAGAATGGGCATGGGATTTTGAAAAACTAGACTTTAAACTAAAAGATGGGAAAATGTATCAAGTAGAAGGTAAAGAAGCAGTAAAAATATGGCTATGGAAGTTATTTATGACTGCTAGGTATAGACAAGTTATTTTTGACTGGGATTATGGACATGAATTAGAAAATCTAATAGGACAAGGATATACGCAAGGATATCTAAACAGTGAGGCCGAAAGATATGTAAGAGAGGCTATAGAATACAATTTAAAAGATTATGTAACAGATGTAAGGAATGTTGAAGTAAGCTTTGATGAAGGAACTTTAACAATAGAATTTACAGCAATAACTCCTTATGGGGAGGTGGAAGTACGTGTATAGAAGTGAAGAACAGATTAAGCAGGATATGCTTAATAATGTAAAAAACACAGTAGATAAAACTCAAAATAGTTTGGTCCATGATGCCCTATCACCAGCAGCAATTGAATTTGCTTTAATGTATATGGAATTGGAGGAAGTCGCCAATAAACTAGATGTAGAAAATTTATCAGGTGAAGAATTAGAACGGTTTATCTACCAAAGAACAGGAATAAAGAGAAAACCTGCTACAAAGGCGACTACAGTTGTAACTATCAGCGGTCAAGAAGGAGCAAAGATTTCTAAAGGGGATTTAGTAGGAGCCGATACAGTTAATTTTATATCACTTGAAGATAAAACTGTAGGTCCTAATGGACAAATAACAGTATTAGTCGAATGTGAAAAAGTAGGAACTGTAGGAAATGTACCAGCGGGAGTAATAAAATACTTTCCAGTAAGTATTGCAGGTTTAGTTGACGTATATAATCTAGAGGCAGTAACCAATGGCTATGATGCAGAATCAGATGATGAACTAAGAGAAAGGTACTATGAAAAACTACAAAGACCAGCCAAAGCAGGTAATAAATATTATTATGAACAATGGGCTAAAGAAGTTGTTGGAGTTGGTGGGGTTAGAGTAGTACCTAGATGGGATGGCCCTCTTACGGTAAAAGTAGTAATAATAGATTCCAATGGTCAACCAGCAAGTCAAGATTTAATAGATGATGTATTTAACCATATAGAAGAAGAAAGGCCTTTCGGGGCAGATGTAACAGTTGTATCAGCTGAACCTGTAGAAATAAACCTATCGGTAAACTTAGCATTAGCAGATGGTTATATAGAACAGCAGGTCAAGGATTATATAAGTGAAAATATAACAGAGTATTTGAAGTTTATAGCATTTAAAACTAACTATATAAGCTATGCACAAATAGGAAGTATCATTTTAGAAACAGATGGTGTAATAGACTACTCTAATTTAAAGGTTAATGGTGGTATGGCAAATATACCTATAGGCAACGAAGAAGTGGCTATAATGGGGGTGATTGAATGAACCATATGACAGTATATCTAAAAAATAAAATATTAAGCGAGAAGCTACAGAATGTTTTTGTAGGCCTTTTTAATGAAGAAAACGAAATTTCAGCATCAAGTTATGCAAGGCAACCAGCTATTTTTACAACCCCAAGTGAAGGACAAACTTCAAATAAGGCAGATATACTTTTCCCAATAGCAGAAGAAAACTGGGGGCCAATAACCCACATTGGAATATTTGATGTAGAAGGAAATTTACTATTTAAATCTCCAGCAGAATTTATTAAAACAATTGATATTTCAAGTCAATACAAAATCCCTAAAAACTACTTGATAGTAAGGTTAAGGTGATGGTATGTATCCGATACAAGAGCAACAATGGGGACAAGTTAATATTTATACTTGGGAAGATTTAAGTCCTCATTTTTGGGAATGTTTTAGAACTACATTAGCAGAAGTTATAACAGAACAGCAAGTACAAGGGGCTAAGGTAGATTACTCTAAGGCGGTTAATGAAGCTATAACAGAGTTAAAAGGACAGGGTGTTAGAGTAGAGTTTTCTCCTACAATAGTATCTACAACTACAGAAATGATAGTAAATATTGTGGTATCTAGAAGAGATTATAAGAGTGCTATGCTGGAATATCTTCCTTGGTACGAAAGAAAATCAGTAGTTTTTAACGAGATTCTAAATACCTATGATAAGGAGTTTAGAAGAGTAGAACAAGATTTGGATGTATTAGTTAGGAATATGTTTTTGGATACAGCAATTGAAAGCCTAGATATTTTTGAGAGGGATTTAGGGATTCAAACTAGGAAAGATTTACAATACGACCAAAGGCGAGAGCAAATAGCGAGTAGGTATATAGCAAGTTTCGACCAAACAACGAAGGGAACTATAAAAGCTGTTGCTGCTGCATATTCCAATGGTGAAGTAGAGGTTAATAAAACTGATACTCCTGGGTTATATGAAATAAAATTTATAGGTACTAAAGGTATTCCTAACAACATTGAAGGATTAAAACAAGTCTTAGACATTGTTATTCCAGCACATTTAGGATTGAAATATACATTCACTTATAATCCTTGGGAATTTGTAAGTCAAATGACTTGGGGAGAAGTGGCAGATATGACTTGGAATGATTTAAGAGTTTGGAGAGAGGTGAGTTAATGAAATACACAGAGAAGTTAGGTTTAAAGAAACCTGAATCAACTGATTATGTAAATATCGAAGATATAAATGAAAACATGGATATCTTAGACGAACAAGTCGGAGAATTGAAAGAAGGCTCTACAGTAATAGAAGATTTACAAACAGAAAATAAAACTTTAAGCGGTGCAATCAATGAGTTAAGCAATAAAAAGGTAGATAAAGTTACTGGGAAAGGGTTAAGTACTAATGATTATACCGACGAAGAAAAACAGAAAAATCAAGATAATGCTGATAACATTTCAGACTTACAACAAGAATTAGAGACGCATAAGGCAGAAAAGGCGACACAAGAACAACTCGGACATGTTAAAGCAGGTAATAATATAACTATAGATGCAGATGGAACAATAAATGCCAAAGGAGGGAATGTAGATAGTGTAAATGGTAAGACTGGGGAAGTTGTGATTGATGTGGGGGATATTGATGGGTTGGTGAACACGAAATTAGCTCTAGGTCGGGATGCCTCGGCAGAGAATTCTGCTGTTGCTCTAGGTCGGGATGCCTCGGCAGCAGGGTATTCTGCTGTTGCTCTAGGTTGGGGTGCCTCGGCAGCAGAGAATTCTGCTGTTGCTCTAGGTCGGGATGCCTCGGCAGAGAATTCTGCTGTTGCTCTAGGTCTGGATGCCTCGGCAGCAGGGTATTCTGCTGTTGCTCTAGGTCAGGGTGCCTCGGCAGCAGGGAATTACGCTGTTGCTCTAGGTCTGGATGCCTCGGCAGAGAATGCTAACGAAGGAATATTAGGAGGGGCAGCCTCTAATACCACTTCAAAATGGATAGTCCCAGGCTCCTTCACAGTGTCAGGCACTAAAAACTTCGAAATACCCCACCCAAAACCAGAGAAAAAAGCAACTCATGTAATTAGACACGGTGCAGTAGAATCACCTACTCCAGGCGATACTCTATACCGCTGGAAAATCCAAGCCACAAAAGATAATGACCTAGTTACAATAGACTTGCCTGATTATTTCATATGGCTTAATAAAGATGTGCAAATATTCGTTACTGGCCAAGGACACTTTGGCAATGGTTATGGAGAATTAAATAGGGAGACAGAACAACTACAAATACACTGTCAATTTGCTGGAGAATACAACGTCCTAGTCATAGGAACAAGAAACGACGACCACCCAAGCGTCCAAGGATGGTACATCAAAGGCGTAGAAAGAGAAATAGGTGAATCTTGGACAGGTGAAACCTATGTATTTAGTGTTGATGAAATTATGGAAGTAGAAGAAATAAAGGAGGTAGTGTAATGAATATAATTATTAAGTCAAGTAATATTCAGTTTAAGAATCCAAATATAGGACAGCCTACAAGAGCCGTAGAAGAACATTACAACGGTAGAAGGATTATAGCAGATGTAAATGGAGAAGAAAGAATGTTTAGATTCAAGAAGGAGGAGATGCCTTTTATAGTGGATGAGGATGAGATGATTGGGTTGATTGAACAGAGGGTATTAGCAGAAACTACAGAAAAATAGATGAACAATAGGATTATTTTGTGCAACAAGGGCAATAGACTAAAGATAGTCTTTTTTATTGCCCTTTTAAGATTAAAATATTAATATATTCATCAGGAGGTGCAAAATGTCTGGATTGAATGAGCATTTATTAAAAAGAAACGATAAGCGATATGAAGAACTGAATATTTTTAAGTGGCAAGAAAAGGGTATTACAGGTGAAGGTGTTAAAATAGCAATTATCGGGGAGAATGTGGGAACTCATCACAACGGAGCATTTTTAGTTAGACAAGTTGTACCAGATGCAGAAGTTATAGAATTAAATATAAAAGTAGACGATGGAACAAAGATGAAGTTTTCAGAGGCATTCCAGTACTGCATTGATAACGATGTTGATGTCGTGTGCTGTAACTATCTTGCAACCCATTTTAGAGATGATGATAAAAGGCTAAGTAAAGAAATGAAAGACAAAGGCATTATTATGTTAGCTTCATCAGGGAACGATTATGGCAAGATAAATAAATATCCTGCAGCTTGCGAATATTGGTTTGCAACAGGGGCATATTATATGAATGGTAGGGCTAATTTTAGTCAATATGGACCAACTTTATTATGTTTAGGCCATACAAATTATGCATCTATAACACCTGCAGGAGATTACATTCCTATATCTCATACCAGTGGTACAATTCAAGTTATAGCTGGTATGGCTGCAATGTTGAAGCAACTAAAACCTGATTTGACCTATAAAGAGTTTGAAGAATTTGTCAAAGAACATGCAATTAGATTATCTACAGAGAATTGGAACGAAGAAGAGGGATGGGGACTATTAGCATTACCTAGTGAAATTCCTGAATTTACTTTAGATAACGAAGGAGAAGATGAGAGCATGACAGAGCAATTTGTAGATCTGAACAAAGATGCTTGGTATTATCCTGCAGTTAAACACGCCATAGAAAGCGGGAGTATGAAAGGCAAAAAAGGTGATGATGGTAAGATGTACTTTGAACCTAGTGCATCACTAACTAGAGCTGAATACGCCCAATCAAAATATAATGAATACTTGGAGGGGAAATAACCCCTCTTTTTTAACGCAAATTTGGAGGTGTAATATGGATCATCAATGTATAAAGAAAGACGAATTAAATTATATGAAAAATGATATAAAAAGAAACTCCGAAAGTATAGAACGAATTAAAGAAGATGTATCTATATTGAAGATAAATGATAGGGGGATAGAAGAAGTTATAAAAAAGCTAGAAGAAAACCTAGAAAAAATAGTAAAAAGCATAGATAAGGTTAAATGGTGGATTTTAACTGGAATGTTAGGCCCCATTATTTTAGCCTTTGTTTTATCTAGGTTAAATTTATAGGAGGTGATTTTATGATTAGATCAACAGTAGATGCTGGCCATGGTGGAGTGGACAGTGGTGCCACTGGGTTGGGCTATAAGGAAAAAGACATCACCCTGTCCATGGCCTTAGACGTAGGTACCATACTAGAGAAGCATGGGATGAACATTAACTATACTAGAAAAGATGATAGGTACCTATCACTTGATGATAGAGCTAAATCATCTAATGAATTCAATAGTGATAGTTTTATATCTATTCATGTCAATGATGCTAATAACCCAGCAGCCCATGGACTAGAGACATTTCACGACATTGGTAGTGTAGAAGGTAATAAGTTAGCTACAATTATGCAAAATGAGCTAGTATCCCAAGGATTGTTTACTGCGAATAGGGGAGTTAAAGCTGCAAGGTTTTATGTACTAAGATATACTAAAGCTCCTGCGATATTGATTGAGCTGTGTTTTATCAGAAATAAAGCAGATATGGACCTATTAATTAATAACTTTGAAAAATTTGCTCAAGCAATAGCTAAGGCTATATTATTCTATCATGATATAGAATATATTCCACATAGGCCAAGCCAGTCAGAGTATGTGAAAGGAAAGATAAATACATTATTGCTATCTGAATTAGTTTTAGTAGATGGTTTTAAGAAAGATGATATAAACTATGTAAAAATCAATGGATTGTATATACCCATAAGAGATTTATTAGAAAGCCTGGGTCTAGTAGTAGGCTATTATGATGGATTTGTAACGGCAGATTTGTCATCACATTATAAGCCAGATAAGGAGAATATAGAAGCTATACTATTGGGTAATAGAATGAATATTAATGGGTTCGAGAAGGAAGATGTTAATATTGTACGAATAAAAGGCAATTATATCCCTATAAGAGATGTATTTAAGCCTTTCAATCTTATTGTAGATTGGAAAGACAACATTGTAATAATAAGGAGGTAAATCAATATGTATAATGATTTTATGACTATAGAAATATTGGCCACATTTGCAGGACTTGTAGCTGCAGTAAGTATAATTGTTCAATTTACAAAATCAATAGTGAAAAAGAATTTTGGAGATTCTGCAGTAAGGTTATATGCTTTCATAATAGCGTTGATCCTTACTTTTATTTTCGCCAGGGCTGGACAAGGTATAGAGGGTATAATATTAACAATAATCAATGCTATTTTAGTTTCTATAACTTCTATGGGTGGATATGAAGTATTGGCGGATCCAAAGGCAGAAAAGGAGAAACCTATATAG